GTTTGACGAACATGGTGGGCTCCTGAAAACTCATTGCTCGAAGTCGCCCGTAGGCGGCGTGGTGAAGGTGACAACGTTGCGGCCGTCCGGGCCAGTGCCGGGGGCGTTGGCGTCGCGCGGCTCGATGGGATCGAGCTGCAGGGTGGCCCCTTCAAACGGCGGCAGACCGATCAGAGCCGTGCCTTGGTAGCCGTCCTCGGGGCCGATCTCCATGCTGGCGCCCAACTCGAACTGGTACCAGAGCCGCGCCCGGGTCAACCGCAGCAGCTGGCCGCCCTGATAGGTAATGCCGTCGTAGTCGGCGGTGGGCTGCCAACCCAGCAGGGCACCCCACAACACTGTGCGCAGGCTGTCGACCGTGGCGGCCGCGCCCTGCCCCTTTTCGTCGGCCAGGTTGGAAATGGCCACGATGACTGCAAAGCTGTCCACCATGGTCTGGCGGGTGCTGGTCGCGCTGGCGTTCTCGTCAGGGCTGTCGTCGAGCGGGATGACGAAGGCGCTGGGAACGGCCACGTTGGTGGCCTCCTCCAGCATCTTGAAGTCGGCCGCGCCGGCAACCCGGTCGGAGAAAACCGGGCAGCGCTGGCGCAGGGCCTGGACGATGAGTTCGAGCTGCATGGCTATCGTGGCACCAGTGAGTTGCGAAGGGCCGCGCGGATCTCGCCACGCACGGTCTCGCGCTTGTTGTCGAGTGCCTGCACCGGGAAATTGGCGCGCGGCTCCAGGCCGGTCTTCGGGCTCCCGTAGAACAGAAACGCGGGATAGAAGTCGCTGCCCTTGATGGTGCGCACACCCACCTTGATCCAGCCGCCTCGACGGCCTCGGGACACGACACCAATGGCGCGCTTCATACGGCCGGTCTGTTGACCAGGCATCTCCCCAGCGGCGGATACGGCCCGGCGCGATACCAGGCGGCGGCTTTCCTTGGTGACCTGGGCCGCGCCGCTGCGCAAAGCGCGACGCAGCGCCGCGCGGTCGTAGTCTATGGTCTTGTGGTACTCCAGCCCGACTTCGAGCAGCACGGCGCCTGCATCGCCGGTGGTGGTCTGCTTTTCCATCAGGTGGCTGCCCCAAGGTGCTTGGCGCTCACGCGCACAAAGCGGCGGGCGTCGTCGACATCGATCGAGTCGAGCACCCGGTACCGCTGCCCAGCCAGGTCGATCACGTGGCTGGTGGTGAAGTTCTCGGGCTTGCTGCCGGTGCCCCAGCGAAACCAGAACAGATCGGTAGGCGCCTCCCCCGTGTTGACACCAGCGCGCAGCTCCAGGCTGCGCACGGGCTCCTTCTTGGCCCAACGGGGCACGCCGGCGTCGAAGTTCTGCGTGAGACCGAAGCCGGCATTGGGCGTGTCGGTCTGCTGGCGCACCAGGACGCGGCGGTTGAGTTCGCCGGTGGCGGGTAGCTTGCTGGCCATGGCTACACGTTCCAGATCTTGTGACCGTCGAGCAGACCGTCGGCGAACTTGAGTTCGGCGACGCTTCCTGCAGACGCCAGCAGCTCACGGTTGTTGAACAGGGTCGCCGCGAACAGCGCGACCCACTGCTTGATGACGGCGGGCACCTTGGCCGCTGCCTCCCAGCCGGCCTTGTACTCAACCTCCACGGCATTGATCCGATCCGCCTGGGTGGCAGGCCAGCTGGCGCCAGGTGCCAGGCACAGGCGGCCCGGCTCGCTGGTCTTGTCGAGCACGTAGGTGGCTGGGTCAAGCGTCAGCTGCGCGCCCGTCGGGTCGATGTACTTGACGTGCGTGACGCTCTGCAGCAGGGGCCAGTGCACACGTATGCACGAGCAGTCCGGGAAGGCGTCGAGCTGCAGCAGCCAGGTGGTGGTCAGGATGGTGCGGTTCATGCGCCGCTCGGCCTCCTGCCTGGCTGCGGGGATGCAGATCTGCTCGAAGAAGGTGTCTTCGTCGGGGATATCGATCCGCGTCCACATCTTGGCCTCGGCGAGCGTGATGGGCTCGACGGTGGCGTCGGTGACTTTGATGGTGGGCATGTTGGTGCTCTGGTGTGCTTGGCAAAAAGCCCTCGGGCATCGCTGCACGAGGGCTTTTCACGAAACATCCGCCGGTCAGGCGGCGGGCTTGGCGGCGGGCTTCTTGAGGCCCTCGGCGTAGGCGACGGCCGACGGGTGATCGTCGACGACGCCATCGGCCTTGAGCTGCTTCAGATCGCCGGCGGGGATCTCGGCCACGTCGTTGCACTTGCCGTGCTCGCACGCGACCAGGAGGCGCACGCGCACCGTCTTGGCCTTGGCCGGAGGCTTCGCCAGCGGCTCATCGGCCAGCTTGGCCAGCTTGTCGGTGAGCAGCTTCTCGGCCTGATCGGCCGGCACCTCGAAGGCGGCATCTGCGGGAACTTCGGCGGTCAGCGCCGGAACGGTGCCGGCAGCGATGACCGCCAGCGCGATGAGTTTGGTGTTCATGGGTGATCTCGTTGAGGTTGACGATCCGGGCGCTCAGGCCTGAGCCTGGGCGCCCGGGGCGGCCTGGTCTGGTGGATCAGGTGGCGCTGTGCTGGTAGAGCTTGGCCGCGCTCGTGTCCAGCAGGTTGCCACCGGCGCGACACCAGGCGAGGAAGCCGACCTGGCCCTTCTTGAGATAGGCGCTGTCCTCGAAGCGGAACAGCGTGACCTCCATGGCATCGCGCACCATGTACTTGTTGAGATCACCGAAGGCGATCGACTTGGCGTTCGCGGCCGGGGTGGGCATGTGGTTGTTCAGCTCGACCGGGTAGCCCAGCAGCAGGTCCGGCGTCTTGGCGGACATGCCGGCGTCGTAGCTGGGCGTCCAGATCGGGCGGCCGGCTGTGTCCTTGATCTTGCGGATCGTGCGACGCAGGGTCTGGTTGAACATGAACTTGAGCGCATCGTTGGCGTAGGCCGGATCGATGCTGTCCACCAGGTCGACCAGGTCGTCGTAGATGACGGTGGTGGTCTGGCCGGTCTGGCCGGTCTTACCCACGCCGGCGGCGACGGTCAGACCGAAGGGCTCGGTCGTGCCAACGCCGATGGTGAACTTCTTGTTCTGGATACGGCCGATACGGTCACGGATGCGCTTGTTCACCAGAGCCAGGATGTCGATGCTGGTGTCCTGCAGCAGCTCAATCGGGATGGTGATGATCTTGGAGCTGAACTTGAAGCAGTTCAGCGGCACCGTGCCGAAGCCGATATCGGCGTCGGTTGCGGTGGTGTTCTCGGCAATGATCTCGCCCTCTTCGGTGGTGCCGTCGCTGGTCGGGTAGCTGAGGGCGGCACCGTTGGCGGTAACGATGCGGTCCGCCACGCGGCGCATGCCGGAGTAGTCCTTCATCGCGTCGATCACGGTGCTGGCGACCGTCGGCGCCACCGTGTGACCACCTTCGCTGCCCGTGGTGGTGCTCATGGTGTTGCGGATGAGATGGGCCTGCTCCGGCGTCAGGTTCTTGGTCATCGTCCGCAGGAAAATGTCCACAGCCTGACGGGCGGGATCGGGCTGCTTGCCGGCGCGCTCGTTCTTCGGGGCATCCTTGAAGTGGTCCTCGGCCTCGTCGTTAAGCATGCGCTGATGCGCTTCGATCTGGTGCTCGACACGCTCGGCCTCGTCGACGTAGTTGTCGAACTTGGCTTTTTCTTCGGGCGTCCAGGTGGCGGAACCCTTTGCCTCCAGGAGGTTGCGGGCGTCTTTCTTCAGGGAGGCCAGGCGCTCCCGCAGGGCTTGAATGCTCTTCATGTCGATCCTTTCGTGGTAGAGCAAATAAAAAGGCCGCCCAAGGGCGGCCGACTCGCTGATGCGGAAGCGCTTCAGTCGATCAGGCTGAGCAGCTGCAGGCGACGCTCGTTGCGCTCGCGTTGGACAGCGGCTTCAATGACGGGGTCCGGCGTGGGCGCAGGTGCCGGCTGCTCCAGCAGGGATTTGGGGGCGTGCTCGAAGGCGGCCAGATTCCACTTCTGCTGGGTCTTGTTGGAGGCCTCAGTCTTGCTTGGCGCCTCCATGAGCCGGTTAGCGAAGCCGTGCTCGACCGCCTCTTCAGCGCTGAACCAGGTCTCGTTGTTCATCCAGGTCACGAGCTGGTCAACGTCGAGACCCGTGCGCCGAGCGTAGTCGGCGACGATGGCCGCGTCGATCTTATCGAGCAGATCCGCTTCCTTGCGGAAGTCGTT